TATAACTGTAGAAATAATACAGGGCATGGGTCAAGATTGTCTTTATATTCCTAGAAAATACTTTAATATCGATAAACTTTTTGGTGAGGATCCAGCGTCTTCTTTTGAAAAAATCTATACACTTGAAATGTATATTCTTTCATTTAGAGGATTTGAAGGTACGGATGTAGTAACGCAGTTTGGTATAGAAATTAAAGACAAAATTAATTTAATATTTGCAAGAAAAAGATTTAGAGAACAAGTAACAAATTATGATAATGCTATAACTCGCCCAAGAGAAGGTGATTTGATTTACTTTCCACTTTCAAAATCTTTATTTGAGATTAACTTTGTAGAACATGAAAACCCCCTATATCCTCTTGGAAAGCTTTATTCATATCAAATAACAGCTAAACTTTTCACATACAGCTACGAAAAAATTGCTACCCCAAACACAAATGTCAATACCCCCTACACCTCTACTCGTGGTTTGTGTGGCGGAACCGTAATACCAAAAAACAATATATTGGGAACAACAGCAGGAATAAACGATCTTTTAGGAACTACAGCGTCTGGATATACGTTCGACACAAATGATCCGTTTGAAGTATGCGATAATACATGATAACTATTAAAGAACATGTTTGGATATTATTATAACCATAACCTCAGAAAAATTGTAGTAGCATTTGGATCTCTCTTCAAAGATATACTTGTAGAGCACAAAAATCCAGATGGTGGTGCTAATATTCCAATAAGAGTTCCTATAACATATGCTTCTCAAGAAAAATTTATTCAAAGATATCTAAATCCATCTTCTATAACTGATGGAACAAGAATTGAAAATCAATTGCCAAGAATGAGCTATATTATGGCTAGCGTTGCTCCCGATGCTAGCAGACGACGAAATAGATTTTCTCCGATATTAGGAAAAGAAACTGTTGGGGCAGCAAATACATGTACTCCAACAGGAAAGGCCGTGTATAACGAGATACCAGTAAATTTAACTTTTAATCTTTATATCTACACAAGACATACAGATGATACGATGCAAATTGTAGAACAGATTATGCCATATTTTGTTCCAGATCACACGATACAATTAGATTTAACAGAAGTAAATAAAAATATACAGATACCAATTGTAATGGCTTCAAATTCATTAAATAGCTCTTATGATGGAGATTTTGGAAATAGAAGGGTGAATATATCTTCTTTTAGTTTTTTGGCAAAAGCTTATATTTTTGGAAAGATTGTAGATACCACAGTTATAGACCAAACTGCAGGTATCACGTTGGATATAGTAAATGAATATCAATAAAAATTTGGCTAACTTTTTTTCTGTTCCAGAAAACAAACCAGCAAATATAGAAAAATCTGCTGGGGGTACTTTTGATTCAAATAATTTTCAAAAAGATTATAGTTTAGTACAAGAAAATTTTAAACAATTAATTGGGACTGGTAATCTTGCACTTGAATCTGCTCTTAAAGTTGCAACAGAATCAGACAGTCCCAGAGCATATGAAGTTGTCGCTATACTTTTAAAAACTATGGCAGATTTAAACAATAATGTTTTGGATGTGCACAAAAAAGCAAAAGATACAACAAATAGCAAAGTTGAAATTAAACAAACAAATAACTCCGTATTCGTTGGTTCAACAAAAGATTTGCAAAATATTTTAAACAAAGAAAGAAGCACCGAAAAAGAAGTTATCGATGCTGAGGTGGTAAAGGATGAGCAAAAGCAGTGAATTTCAAGGATATAGAAATAATCCAAATTTAAAATTACCGGGTGTACAACTACAATATACCAAAGAACAACTGGATGAATACATAAAATGCGCAAACGATCCGGTTTATTTTTGTGAAAAATATGTAAAAGTCAAAACTCTCGATAAAGGTGTAGTTCCCTTTAAACTATACCCATATCAAAAAAAGTTTGTAAATGAAATACACAAAAATAGATTTGTTATTTCAAAATGGCCAAGACAGTGTGGAAAGTCTACTTGCGTTACTAGTTACATTTGCCATTACATATGCTTTAATCAAAGCGTAAATGTTGCTATTCTGGCGAACAGATTAAAGACTGCAAAAGAAGAACTTTTTTCAAAATTGCAACTTGCATATGAAAGTTTACCTCATTTTCTGCAACAAGGAGTTGTAGAATGGAATAAGACGAGCTTTAAACTAGAAAATGGGTCTAGGGTCATGTGTGATGCTACGTCCTCTACAGCAATCCGTGGAGGATCATATAACCTACTTCTATTAGACGAGTACGCCTTCTTACCTGGCCACGTTGCAGAAGAATTTTATTCATCGACCTATCCAACCATTTCTGCTGGTACTACAACCAAACTTATAATAGTTTCTACGCCAAATGGAATGAACCATTTTCATAAACTGTGGATAGATTCTATGCGCCCAGTGGGGCACAAACTTAAAAATAAATTTGTACCTGTAGAGGTGAGTTGGAGAGAAACCCCCATAAGTCCAGGGGCTGCAAAATACAGAGATGACGAGTGGGCAGCAGAACAGATAGCCAATACTAGCCCGGAACAATTTGAACAAGAATATGGATGTAACTTTTTAGGATCTTCAAATACTTTAATATCGTCTACAAAATTAAATATACTCGCACCAGAAGATTGTATAGAAGAAGATAAAGAAGGTCTTAAGATTTTTGAACAACCAAATAAAGATGGTATATATTTTATCAATGCGGATGTTTCTAGGGGACAGGGATCAGATTTTTCTGCGTTTACAGTTATAGAAGGAACAAAGGCACCATATAAAGTTGTTGCTTCATTTAGAAATAATACGATAAGTCCTTTTAATTTTCCAGCTATAATTAAAAAAGTTGGAGAAAAATACAACAATGCTTATGCTTTGATTGAAACCAACGATATTGGTGGCCAGGTTTCGTCTATTCTTTACAATGACTTAAACTATGAAAATTTGCTTATGACCCGTATTATGGGAAGAAAGGGTCAGGTGTTATCACAAGGATTTGCTTCTGGTAAAAGCGAAATGGGTCTTAGAACAACAACCCAAACTAAAAAATTGGGTTGTGCAATTTTAAAAAGATTGGTTGAAGAAGACAAAATTTTGCTAAATGACGAGCGGATAATACAAGAGGCAATGACATTTGTTTCTAAGGCAAATACATACAAAGCAGAAGATGGGCATAATGATGATTTAATAATGACATTAGTATTCTTTGCATGGTTAACACGACAAGAATACTATGCAGACTTAATAGAAACAGCAAAATTTAATTATGAAGAAGCCAAAAACCCAGATGAAGATAACGTTTTATTAAATTTTGATAAAAAAGATAACGATGATGGAGAGTTTGTACATGATGGTGCTATTTGGTATCCAACATAATTTTTTATAAATATTTGTTAGAAAAGGACACAAATGCCAACAGTAAGCTCATTTATAAGCTCAAGCAATTATACCAGGGAATCTATAACGGGGAACTTTGTAGCCGCTATGAGAGTTGGTACAGGTTATGTCGCGCCATCTTTTACCAATGGAGGAGCATCTACTGATCCCGGTGGCATGTTCGGGTGGCTTATTTACGCAAGATCGAACACGGCTTATTATAATCCAGCAAAGGGAACAACAGCAGACAGATATATTCTGTATTCAAATCCAAGTGATTTGGTTGGTGATCTTAACAAATTATCTGGAGTAACAAACTGTCTATTGGGAACATCAACTGGAAGCACATTCTCATTCTTTGTTTCCACAGATTCAAGCACAGTAACAGAAAAACAAAATGGAACAGACTTTTTGTATGCCATAAATTATCTTGCATACGGTGGTCAACTTTTGTTAGCTCCTTTCACAACAGGATTTGGAACATATCAATCTAACACAGGAACATATATTGATGTAGTAATCGATAAAGACATTGATCAAAATGTTGCTAGATGGTTAGAAACACAAAATTACACAATTGGAATATACCCAACCATACCTGTAACAGGAGGAGTTACTGGTGAAGGATTTACCCTTCCAGCTTTTGATACTTTATTTGCAACAACAGCTAACGTTAGTGGAAATCCAGGAAAAAGAATTTTTGGAGTATATGGTACAAAATCTAGAAGTACAGCAAATAACGATTTAGATATTTCAACTTTATTAAGCAATGGTAGCCTTTCATACACATTAAACACAACAGCCGATATTGCTGGATTCTTTGCAAGAGCAAAGGGAAGAAATGAAGAATATCTAACTGTAGCTGGTTTGGATAGGTCTATACCTTTAAATGGTTCAATAAACAATACAGTGGACTGGTCCAGCACAACTAGAACTACTTTAAAAAATAACAGAGTAAATTTCTTTGTAAATTATACTCCAAGATTTTTGGGATCAGATTTGGTTGGAGCAACATATTCAGCTAGTGCAACCACAGTAAATGATAGAGTTGGACCTGCAAGAATGAAAGCAGTTTTAACGAATAAGTTGAATGAAATAGGCCTCAAGTATTCGTTTGAAATAAACAATGCATCCACAAGAGATGCAGTTACGTCAGAAATACAAACAGCACTTGAACCTTATGCTGCATATCTTGATACAACAAGAACGCAGATTATATGTGATGGAAGCAATAATACAGACAATTCAAGTCAATTGAATATTAGCGTAATAGTAAAACCTCTATTGAGCATAGATTCATTCGTAATTGACCTAACCTTCACACAATAATGCCAAATAATTCAATCATAGATTTTAAAAATGCCTTTAAGGGCGGAAGTAGACCAAATAGGTTTAAAGTTGTACCAACATGGCCAACGGGTATATCACCACCAACCGATGATGGTACATTTAAAATTATTTCAGCATCGTTACCACAAGCAAAAGTAAATACAATTGGTGTTCCTTACAGAGGAAGAACCATAACTTTTGCTGGTGATCGTTCGTATGCTCCTTGGTTAGTTGGAGTTTATGATGATAATAATGCAAATGGATTGTGGAAAGCTTTTCACCAATGGAAAGAAGATTTAGACGGCCACAGAACCCACGAAGTTCAGAGAAATGATTTTGGCTATGATACCCTTCAAACAACGTGGACTGTCCATCAATATGATATTAATGGAACAAATACAGTCAGAACAATAAGATTGTTTAGATGTTGGCCTAGTGTAATAGGTGAAATAAATCTGAATATGGGAGAAAATAACTTTGTTGCATTTAATATCTCTTTAACTTTTGATTACATGCACATTACAGATGGTTTAAGAACAACTACCGGAGGAATCTAATATGCTAAACATATTTAAAACAAAATTTAACGGTGGAACTCGTTCAAACAGATTTGAAGTTACAGGTAATATTCCAACTGGTGGAAGTTTAACAAAATTTCATATTAGATCTACAATTATTCCACAGCTAACCAGTACTACAATAGAATATTCTTATTTTGGAAGAAAATTTTATTATCCAGGTGAAAAACAATATTCAACTTGGTCATTCAATGTTTTGGATGATAATCCCAAAAATCCAAGTTCCATAGAAAACTTATGGTCTATGTTTCATTCTTGGCAAAATAGAATAAATCAACATGAAACAAACAGATCATTTGATTTAAACAATACTCAAAATAGCTATAAGGCAGACTCTTGGAGAATTAGACATTTAAATTTAAATGATGATGGTGCACCACTAAAAGAGTTTGTTATGCATGGTTGCTGGCCCACATCGGTAGAACCGTTACCATTAAACATGGGATCTAATAACTTGTTAAATAGTTTTAACGTTATTATGGTTTTTGACCATATTGAATTGTACAGTGGAGGTGGAACTTCTAGTGGCTCCACAAGAATAACAAGGACTTAATATTATGGAAATTGAAGTGTTTGGATTTCAGTTTGGTCAACAAAAACAAACCAAACAACAAAGTGAAACAAAGTCTCTACAAGCATTTGCTGCACCTGAAGTTTTTGATGGAACTGTAACAGTAGAAGCTGGTGGTTTTTTTGGTACAGCTTTAGATTATGCATCAAATCTTAGAGATGAAAGTGCTTCTGTAGTACAATACAGAAACATGTCTATATATCCAGAAGTCGATAATGCTATCGATGAAATTGTAAATGCTTCAATTGTAAGCGGAACACAAAATAGACCAGTAAAATTAAATTTAGATGAACTTCCTCTTTCAGACTCAATAAAAACAAAAATTTATAGAGAATTTGATAGAGTTCTTTATCTATTAGATTTTAATAGTAAATCATACGAAATTTTTAGAAGATGGTATATCGACTCTAAAGTTTTTTATAATTTAGTTATTAATAAAGATTTACCAACTGAGGGCATTCAAGAGGTAATACCGATTGATCCCATGAAAATAAAGAAGGTAAGAAAACTTAAAAAAGAAATGGAAAAAGTTGAAGGACAATCCATTTCTTTGATTAAAGATATTGAAGAGTATTATCACTATACTAACACAGATAAAGAGAGCTACATGGTAACAGGTCCGGGTGGTCTTCACTTGTCTCTAGACAGTGTTGTTTATGTCCCATCTGGTATCGTTGATTTAAATACAAAAAGAGTTTTGGGTTATCTACACAAAGCAATTCGTCCACTTAACATGTTAAGACAACTAGAAGATTCTCTTCTAGTTTACCGTGTTGCCAGAGCACCTGAAAGAAGAATTTTTTATGTAGACGTTGGTCAGTTACCAAAACAAAAGGCAGAGCAGTACATGCGTGATATGATGAGCAGATTTAGAAATAAGCTCATATACAATCAAGCTACTGGTGAAGTTCGTGATGAAAGAAATCATCTTTCAATTCTTGAAGACTATTGGTTGCCCCGTCGTGAGGGATCCCGTGGAACAGAAATTGTTGCTCTACCCGGTGGTCAGGCAATGTCACAAATCGAAGACGTTGACTACTTCAAAAAGAAACTTTACAATTCTTTGAATGTTCCAATTAGTAGATTGACTTCAGAATCAACAGGTTTCAATATGGGAAGATCTGTTGAAATTACAAGAGAAGAAGTTAAGTTCTACAAGTTTATTGAACGTCTTCGCCATCAGTTTTCAAAATTATTCCTTGATATGTTGCGCGTGCAACTTCTCTTAAAAGGAGTTATGACAGATAATGATTGGCACGCACTGAGATCAAACATCAAAGTAGTATTTAATACTGATAATTACTTCTGGGATTTGAAAGAATCTGAAATTCTTTCTGAGAGACTAAAAATGATTTCTTTTGTTGACCCATATGTAGGTAAATACTTCTCAACAGAATATATCAGAAAGAACATTTTGAGACAGACTGAAGAAGATATGCAAATGATGGATAAGGAAATGGAAGTCGATAGAGCAAGAATTAGGCAAGAAGAGATGGCAGCTTTGATGCAACAACAAGCAGCCGCAGGAGGGCAACCAGAGCAATGAAAAATATAACACACACTCTTATAAAGCGTGGTTTAAATGAGCTTCTTGCTGAAAATGAATCTTATTTTAAGGAAAATGTTATTAAAACAATAACATTTAAATTAAATGAATCAATCAAAGAAGTAAAAGGTAGCATACACAAAAATTTACTATTTACTCCAAAGTTTACAAAAAAGAATGATGATATTATAAAGTTTGTAAATTTTGTTGAAAACTTTATACCAGGAAAATATTCATTTAAAAATGGTATGAATATAAATATTTCAGATTCAGATATAGAAAAATTAAAAAAATTATTTGAATCATTGAGTCCAGAAAATAGACAGTTAATGGCAGAGACAATTTTTGAAAGCCCAGAATCTCTGAAAGAACACATCAATTTTTCAAACAAAACTAAAGGAATTATATGAAAAACGACATTAGACACATGATCAAGACTGCAATCGAAGAAGATGCTCTAAACTTTAAAGAACACACTTCAAAAGTTTTGTATGAAAAGGTTGGCAAAAAGTTAGACGAACAGTACAAAGTTGTATCAAACAAAGTATTCAAGGCACAAAATGAAGCTAATAACGGAACTAACTGAAGATATTAAATACGTCAAAGAAAACGTTGGCAATGGAGATAAACACTACTTCATTGAAGGCGTTTTCATGCAGTCAAATGTAAAGAATAAAAATGGTCGCATCTACCCACAGGGGACTCTCTTAAAGGAGTGCAAAAGGTATATTAACGAATATGTTGATAAAGGCAGAGCTCTTGGTGAATTAAACCACCCAACAGGCCCAACAGTAAACCTTGACCGCGTTTCTCATATTG